TTTAGAACGGATCCATTTGGGCCCTTCGCTCAGCTGATGCGGAACGGCTGGGTGGATACTTCAGTGGGAGCAAATGTGCTCCGAAAGGAGCTGCATATGCCTATCCATTATTCGCCAAGAAGCGCAACTGACGTTGACCACTCCATGGAAGATATTCTCTACGAATTTCGTAGACAAGATAAAACATGGACTCAAACTAATTACGGACCAGGGCTTTATGCCTGTACGGAAAGAAGAATGAGCGGTCAAGATATCGGTCAGTTCCACAAACGCAAAAAGAACGGTGAGCTCTTGCCATTTACCCATTGGTTTCAGTTCGAGTCGTCCGGGTCATCCCGTGGCGTCTGGAACCGAGAAACTGTCGCTGGCGGCTATCATTGGTTTGATAGATACGTTAACGAGAATGGGTATATTTGGAGAGCAGAGTGGCACCTAACACCTGAGATCGTAGGTGAGCATGCGCCTAGTGACCTATCAAGATATGTCACGCAGGCTGCTGCTTCTATCTACGCCCAAGGGTGGGATGCCGCAACGTTCTTAGCAGAGTTAACACAAGTCCACCATATGTTCGCCTCAGTGGCGAAGACATTGGCGAGGCTAATCCGTCAAGGAAAAGTCCCCGTCGGGTGGAGGAGTATGACTTCTGCATGGCTCCAGCTCAGATACGGTTGGCGTCCCCTTATCAATGATATCAAAAACATCATTGACTTAGTAGACGAAATCGGAAAAGAGCGGAGAAAACGGCATAAGTCAAAGGCGTACGGAAGTTGGACAGATAATGTCAACTCCTACGAAAATGACATAGCCGGGGGAGATGGATCTATTCGCTATTTAAGTATAGCCGATAGAATTTCCATTTCTCCACGCGCTTGTGTAGTGGGCGACATAGTTGTTCCAGCCATTCAATTGAACCCGATACAAACAGGATGGGAGTTAATCCCCTTCAGTTTTGTTATCGATTGGTTCATAAATGTCGGAAAGACTATTGGTGCCCTAAGCTTTCTCAGCAGAGCTGAGGCTTATGTTGCCTGTGCTGGGTACCAGATATCAATGGAGAGAACGTTAGAGTACGGAGTGTACTCAGCGGATTCGACATGGATATCCTGGGACTGCAAGCAAGAAGGCGAAGCCTCTGCGAACCTCGTGCGGCGGATACCAAGTAGTATCCCTATAGTTCCGCGGATCGCTGTGAATATTAACGTAACCAAGATCATAGATTCGGTTGCGTTAGTGCTTCAACAGCTAAGGAGGTTATGATGGCTGCAATGACTACAGTCCTCACTGAATTCTCAACAAATGGGAATTCTCGCACATCAACTCTATCTGGACATACGGCAATCAAGCCGAAAATCCTGATAGAGAAGAGAAAAGTGCCCGAGTCTCAGAACGGGTCCGTCGAATACTCTGTTAAAGGCGTTTACGCCACAGAAGATGCCGACTCACTCGCTCTGACTCAAAAGGTCTCTTTTGAATGTATCGTCAGATACCCTACCCTCGGGCAGAGTACTGATGTAACAGCATTACTGGCCGTGTTCCGCGATGTAATCGCAGGCGACGAGTTCAGTAATTCAGTTACTACACAGGAATGGTTATAATGTCACCTTTAGCGGGAAAAGTGTTCAAATACGCCATTGACTACTTCATAAAGAAGTTGGTTGAAGCGTTAATCGAGCACTATCCGCCTAGGGATCATCAATAACTAAACCCAATTCAAAAGGAGGTTCGTAATGAACCATCAAAGCATCGCGTATGCAATATTGCAACACTATGCCAAAGACCAAAATCATGTAGCGAAGGATCTTCTAGACTACGTCTGTGGTCTAGGTAGGTCCCGCAGCTTGGAAAAGCTGGCTACATGCTCCTCACGTTTCGACTCGCATTGTCATCGAGTCGGAGACTTCCAATTCCTACGTCAGGTAGAGGCGTTCTTTAAGAAGAACAGTGCCTTTACCGATCGCATTCGGTCAACAGCTACTGCAAAGGAGCAATTCTTGCTATCTGAGCAGCAGTGTGAAGAAACGAATGCGAGGCTCTCTGAGATCATCCTCGGCTTTACAAAGCCTTCAGAGGAAATCTTTAGAGCCCGATCCTACATACGTAGGGTCTTAGGAAGCAGAAGTGCTTTCGACGAGATGCTTCCGCGTCTCGTGAGGGTCACCTCGGGAGCAACTGCTACTCGACCAAGGAGTCAATGTATTCCGCAACTAAAGCTTTCACTCAAGCCGTACGTCAGTACTGCTTGTGTAAAGCCTATTAGGGAGTTATATCGAGCTTTTGGCTTCGATACGATCTCCCCGCGGATTTGCGACTCCAATCGAGTAGAGCTTGTGCCGAAGAATTGGAAGACTGATCGCACGATCGCGTGCGAGCCAGAGGGCAACCTTGCCTTCCAGCTCGCATTTGATGCGTGGACGAAGCGGCGTTTACGTCGCTTCGGGATCAATCTTTCCGATCAGAAGAAATCCCAGCAAATGGCGCGCCAAGGGT